CCCGCTCCTGCGGATGAATTGTGTGAATCCGTCCGGTTCGTACAGTGTCGCCCGCAGCGGCTTGTTCGCCGCTACCTGCCAGAACCGAATACCGGCGCGAAGCGATCCGTTTTCCTCATCCAGCAGCGGCACAAATTCTAGGGCCGTGAACACTTCCAGATGATCGAGGTTCCAGAAGCCATAAGCCACGCCGCTAACAAGCGCCGAGCGCGCCAGATCCTGAATCTGATTGTCAAATTTTTTGCCGAGCCGCTTCTTGTTCTCGGCGTTTTTCAGTATCACGCCGTTGCTGAGCAGATACTGTGTTTCCTGCCGCATGAAAATCGGGAAGAATGCGCTGCGGAGCTTGTAATTTGCGCTATAGTTGTCCGGGATAGCCTTCCCGGACAGCGTATAAAGCAGCTTCTGCACGGTAATGATGGTCACATTTCGGTGCTCGTCGTATTCCCGCGCAATTTTTGCCTGCTGGTACAGATCCGAGTTTTTATGATCGTTGATCGCCGCCAGAACAAATTCCATTCTGCCCCGATCCGATTTCTCGGCAACCTCTAAAAAATCCTGATATGTTTTCATGCTTCACCTTCTTATCTCGCCAGCTCCGGCACGAAGATATGTTCCTTAAACGCCTTTTTCAGCACTGTCGTCGCCATATAGCGAACCTCATCCATCGCGTGATCATTTTCCTTTACAACCCGGTCGCTTTCACTTTTTTCGTCCCATCGATACAGGCCGAACTCCCGGATTGTGTTCTCGCAGCTTTCATGAATCTTGATTTTTCCATTTCGCAAAAATTCAGACACAGTTCGGATTCCATTCATAACGTCATTGTCCGCGTGCCTGACCTTGAATCTGCCGCGCCTGCGCAGCGCCTCGATAAAAGACGCCGCTGACGGATCAACGACAACTGCCCGAATCGTTTTTTCTCCGGCCAGCCTCTCAACCATATCGCAGTATTCCTCATCGGTCTTCTGCACCCTTGTCTCACGTCCGCTGTAATAGATTTCTGCGATGCGCACAGCGGACCTCTTCCCAACGCACCATAACCCGGCAGAAAACGGATTCAGCGTGCCATAGTCTATAGATATATAATAATCTCCGGTGTCCGGGATCTCCTGCGTGATGCAGTCATCTCCAAACATCGGATATACCAGTCCTTCGGCACGTACCCAGAGGCCGAGAATGTAGCGATCGTAATAAACCGTCCCTTCGTATTCTTTTTTCAGATTTTCTTTAAAAGATTCCGGCAGGAACGGATTGTCGTCGATCGTATATGTCTGGCTGAAAATATCCGCGTTGCTATCGAGGAATTTTTTCAGCCAGTGATCGGGATATTGGGGATTGAACGTCCCATCAAAGCAAGAATACTCTTTGTCAAGGCGGCTTTTCAGCAGCGCGAATACTTCTTCCGACCAGTCCGCGACCTCGTCGCCGTAGCAATATTTAATCGACGCGCCGCGGATCTTTGAAACCTGAGAAACCTTTTCCGCACCGAGGCAATAGCACTTTTCCCCGAAAATCCACGCTGTGTTGTCGCTGGAGATTGTTCCGACAAGCATATCGCCATACAGGTTCCGCATCGGCTCCAGCACATTTCGCTCAATCGTGGATTTTGTTACGCCGAGAATGACGGCCAGGCCATCTTTTCCGATTCTTTCGCGGATCCGGATTGGAATGATCCATCGAAAATCGAGGTAAGTCTTCCCACTTCTGGTGGCTCCGCCCTTGAAGTTCCATCGATGCGTCCCGTATTTTACAAATTCACGTTGTTTCGGACTTAACAGCATCTTGGAACTCCTTCAGCATCGAATCAAGCTTCTCCATTGTCGTCCTGTTGCGGTCGGAAGCAGCTGCGTAGCGTTTCATAAGGCTGTCACCGGCTTTCAGCCGGTCGGACAGCGATGCGTCCATGCCGAACTGGTCTTTGACCTCCCCGCGCATGACCGCAGTGTAAAATTTCAGAATTTCGTTTGAATCCGCGACCTGCGCCGCTTCCTGTTCGTCCAGCCTGCGCTTTATATACGCAGAAATAGCTGGTTTTGATAGGTTTTCTGCCGCAATCACTCTGCATGATGTTTCTTTGTACCCGGCCTTTTTCGCTGCTTCTGTCGCGTTTCCGGATTTCAGATATTCTTCGCAGAATCGTCTCTGCTTCGGCGTAAGCTTTTCATCCGCCATCGCTGTAAAGCCCGGCCAGCAGCTTCACCACATCCGCAATCTGGTACGTTTCCAGCAGAGTGACGTTCTTCGGCTTTTCATCAGGTCGATATTCGTAAACCATGTATTTCGTCACCATCCTGTCATTTTTCGCGGAATAGATCTGCATTTGATTGATTTTTATTTTGATTCCGTTGTACAAGAGCGCTGTTTGCAGCTTGTGTGCAAGGGCGCGCAAACTCGCCATAGCCGCTCCTTTCTGCCTCATTCTTTCGTTCTCGTGTCTCCGTGTGTGAATAAATATATTTATTCACACCGGAGAACACGAGAACAGGAGGAGGAGGTTTCCGCAGAACGCTGCGGTGCCGATGAAGAAGGGCGTAGAGTTGATCTCTACGCCCTTATAGTAAATGTTAAATTTGGCTCTGGGACGCAGACTTTTTCACAAAAGCCCTCTTTTTTGCCCCACAAGGCGAATAAATTGCCTGTGCCACTCCTGCGCAGTGCGTTCGGACACATAAACCGCCATCGCAGCGCCCTGTAAGGTGTGCGTCCGCTTCCAAAGAACCAAGTCTATGAGCCGGAGTCGCTCCGCGCCGTCAACGAGCCGTTCCGTCTCTGCGATTGCATCCTCAACGGCAGCGCGCTCGGCCCTCGTCATCAGCCCGCCGCCCTTATAGCTGCGGATCATCCATTTTGCATAGGGCCACCAGCCGTATCGCGGCGTGCTCATTTGAAAACTCCCGCGTCTTCATCGTCGTACTTTGCGCCCTTGATCTGTTCCATCGTCTACGCCCTCCATCATGGCCTTGATTTCTACGGCATTTGCCTTGATAATGTCCAGCACGATATCGCTCTGGATATGGTGGGCAAACACGGCCTTGTCCTGTGCGTCCGCATTGTAGTAGCCCGTAAGCGTATTGCCCGCTTCCGTTTTTGCCACAATCGCGATTGCAAGCGGCTTGGATTTATAGAGCGCTTGCAACGCCTTTTCCAGCCACGCCGCATATTCCTGCTCTGTGATTCCGCTCATCCGTAATGATTCCTCCCTTCCCGCTTTGCGCGGTTCGCATCGTGCAGCGTCCTTCGATTGCTCCTGCTTGTATCTGTCCGCCTCCCGGCGGAATGCTATGTACCGGGTGCAGTCCGTATGGCAGCCGGTGTGCCTGTCTGCACAGCCCTTGCACGGGGCCTGCACCGGTGTGAGCCCTAGATTTCCCTGCATTCGTCCACCCTCACGCATACGCGCTTGCCGCCCACCTCGACGACATAGCCCGTCCGGTTTGTCCTGTATTTGTATTTCTCGGCAGGATACACCCGCCCGCAGACAGGCCGCATTTCCGGGTATACCGGGATCGAGCACGTGATCAGGATCCGCACGCGCTCCGCC